CGACAGTTGGTTCAAAGTGGAAGTTCAGTTTGATTACTACGCTCCCAGTGAATCATTCGCACTATTAACTCAAACAGGCGATACCTTAGTTAATTATCAACCTCAAAACCCATTTGAACTATGGTCAACTGTAGTTCAAGCGGATTCAGGAGATATCGATATCTCATTATTGGATTCTTACGGAGATGGTTGGCAAGGTGGCCCACAAAACAACAATTCAAACACAACGGCATTTATAAGAATATCAAATGAGTGTCAAGACACAATATTAGATTTAGATATAACAGCATTGGGAAATTTTACTCAATATGATACATCTTTTGTTTTAGACCCATGTGCACCACCTGTTTGTAATATTCAAAATGAAACCACATATCAGATATGTTTAAATGGGCCCAATTCAGCTGGTGAACAAGTATTAGTAGTATGGGAATGGGAAAACGAATGGTGTGACCCAGTCAATGTAATCTATGGTAACGAAGAAGGATGGGGGCCATTTACACAAGGTGTAAACCCAGGTGCTACCAATTATGGAATGTTGGCAGGTAACGGACAAATGCCACCTAATTGGGAAGTAGAACATTATGCATATGTAGAATACGCAGATGGTTCAGTATCAGACACAATGACATTTACACCAACACCATGTATATCAGGATGTACAGATTCAACTCAAGAAGCATTTAACCCTTGGGCTAATGAAGATGATGGAAGTTGTAACGTAACTGTTTGCGACCCAGCAACTGAATATCCAATCACAATGGAAATCACATTAGATAACTGGCCAAGTGAAACTGGTTGGACTATGAATAGTGGTGGTATTTTACAAGAAGTATTACCAGGTGAATATGATTACTCTGATTTTGGACAAACTTATACTTACAATTTTTGTGTATCTCAAACAGCAGGATTTGAATTAATCCTTACAGATACATATGGTGATGGTATGGGTGGTACTCAAACATCTGGACCAGGTACAGTTGTTATAAAAGATTGTGCTGGTGATACTCTTTGGGAAATGACTAATCCAAACTTTGGAACTACACTTTATTCAGGACAAATAATTGCAAACGCTTGTCCAACCATTGCTGATGTGTTCGGATGTACAGACCCAGATTATCAAGAATATAATGATTCAGCAAACGTAGATGATGGGAGTTGTGCTACACTTCACATTTATGGATGTATGGATACAAACTCAATTAACTATGATTCAACAGCAACAAAACAATCGATTGTAGAACAATGTGATTACACATTAACTATAGAAGATGCTGGTGGTGATGGTTGGGGTAACTCATACTTAGGTGTATCACAAGGTGGTGTACCTCTTGGAACTTATACAATGGGGCCAGGTTTATATGAACAATCATTCCAAATTCAATTGGAAACAGATAAAGAAGTAGATGTTTACTATTTCGAAGTTAAAGGACCTCAACAATCAAATCAACAAGTAGAGTTTCAAACTTTACAAAACTCATTTACATTAGAAAATGCAGATAGTGTTGTTCTATTACAAGAAGGACAGAATCCATTCTCTAATAACGGAGCAGATGCATTACAATCATTTGAAGCCCCATTCTATACAGTTTATTCAGGATTACCTTATTGTGGTGATTATTGTATTCCAATCGTAGAAGGATGTATGGATTCAACTTCATTAAATTATAATCCTGATGCGAATGTAGATGATGGAACTTGTATTCCTTATATTGAAGGATGTATGAATCCATTGGCATTTAATTATGATTCTACTGCAACTGTAGATGATGGTAGTTGTGTACCTGTAGTTGTAGGTTGTATGGATGATACACAATTCAACTATGATTCTACAGCAAATACACCAGGTACTTGTGTTCCATTTATCTATGGATGTACAGACCCGAATTCATTTAACTATGACCCGAATGCTAATACAGACGATAGTAGTTGTGTACCAATCATTTATGGTTGTACAGACCCAACATCATTTAATTATGATTCTACAGCAAATACGGATGATGGTTCGTGTATTGCTAGAATCTACGGATGTACTGATTCAACTCAGTTCAACTACGACCCAACAGCAAATACAGATGATGGAAGTTGTCAACCATTTATATATGGGTGTATGGATGTTAACTCATTAAACTATGACCCAACCGCTAATACCAATCAGGTATCAGCAACGGATTTCACAAATCCTTGTATTCCTATTGTATATGGATGTATGGATTCAACATCATTTAATTATGACCCAACCGCAAATGTAGATAACGGAAGTTGTGTACCATTTATATATGGTTGTATGGATGTTAATTCGTTTAATTACGACCCAACGGCAAATGTAAACCAAGTATCAGCAACCGATTTATCGAATCCTTGTATTCCGATTGTGTATGGTTGTACTGATTCAACTTCAGTAAACTATGACCCGAATGCAAATGTTGATAACGGAAGTTGTATTACGGCAGTTGTAGGATGTACGGATGTAGCAGCTTACAATTATGACCCGAACGCAAACGTATCTGATTCAACGGCTTGTTTATATGATGCAGGTTGTGTTGGTGGACCAGGTGAACCATATTGGTTAAACAATCCTTGTTATGCGTGGGTAATTGATGTAGACCAATACTGTTGTGATACAGAATGGGATTCAGATTGTGCATCACTATATGATTATTGTGTAGATGGATATCCATTAGATGTTGAAAGTTTAGGTGGAAACAGAATCGCTGTATTCCCAAATCCAACATCTGATAAAATTAATATAAGTACTACTTTGAAAGATGTAAATTATGTTTTATATGATTTGACTGGTAGAGTACTAAAAAGTGGTGAAGATGTTAAACAAAGTGAGATTGATATAAGTATCTATCCAAATGCTGTTTACTTACTTCAAATAGAGTATGGTGGAAACATATACAATAAGAAAATTATAAAGGAGAACAGATAAAATGAAAAAAATATTTATAGTATTATTATGTTTACCTTTCGTTATGTTAGGACAGGATACAAAAGTAATCCTTCCAGGTGTAGAACAGAAGAAAGAAGAAGTAAAAAAACCATCTGAATTTCAGAAGAAACTAAAAAGAGAGTTTAAGTTCTCTACATTCTATGTTGCATTCAATGGTAATAACTCTGTTTCAGATGTAACAAGTTATTCAGTAACAGATGGGTTGACATCAACTAGAACATCAACACCATATGATTATTCAGCAGTATTTGGTATTAGAAAAATTCAAAGATTTGGATACGAACCAAATATTCAAAACAGATTTAAAAATGGTACTGAGAACTCATTCTCAGATGCCGCAACTATCGGTAGTAAATCAAAAGGATTTGAATATCTATTTGAATTAGATTATAGAAGGCAACAAGGTAAATCATTCCTTAGTCAAGACCACTTCATAAGATATATTGCTGATAAGTATGTTTTAAAAGTTGAGTATTTAGAAGATGCATTTGCAGATATTAACTACTTTGAATCATCTCAGAGATATAGACATAAATTCAACAGAAAGTTCTCAGTAAATGTAGGTGCAGTACAGAGAATTTCAGAACCTTATGGATTCGACCCTTTAGCAGATTGGATATTACAGACAGGTGATATTCACTTTACTAATTTAGCAATCGAAGAAATGGGTTATGGTGTAGATTTTTCTGATGTAGATAACATTCAATACTTAAATCCAGCTGGGAATGTGGTTGCAACGAGTACCGAAGTATGGGAAGCTGTCGTTATTCCACAAGTTTTATCAGATTATGTTGCCAGAGAAAGAGCATTACTTCCTCAAAAATGGGAATACTCTTTAGTATTGGGCTTCGATTACTATTATTATAGTAAAGATTTTTGGTTACACTCTTGGGGTAACTTACTGCCTTATCACCTAAAAAGTGATAAACAATACAGTTATCATAAGTACAATGGTGGAAATTGGATAGATTATTCAGGTGGTTTAGTATTTGGATATAGATTCACAAAATCATTAGGAATATTTACAGAAGGTAAATACCACAAATATTGGAATCGTAGTTGGTACGATTTCTCAATGGGTGTTAACTTTATAATATTATAGGGGTAAAAAGATGGCAAAACAAATAGGAGAAGAAACTAAAATTACATTAGATTTAAAAACGATTGCTATGATTTTAGTTGGGGTTGCAACAGTAGTAGGTATGTGGTTCGCTTTACAAGCGGATATAGAAGAAGCAAAAGAACTTCCAATAGCACCACCACCAGATGTAACTAGAATGGAATACGATATGAAAGACCAATTGATACGTCAAACAATTATGACTACTCAAGAGGACGTTCAAGAACTTAAAGAAGATATGAAACGTATTGAAGAAAAAATAGACAAACTACGATAAAAAGGGGTTCATATGAAAAAGTTTTTATTAATACCATTCATACTACTTAGTAACCTATTAGGAGCTCAAGTAGTAGTATTGCATTTTAATGCAGGATGGAATGAGGCTAACGATGTTACTTGGGTTGATGAGTTGGAAGATTGTGAGATTGAACATATTGATATTGCAAAAAAACCAAAGTTACAACAAAAATGGAAAGTAGTTGTTGTACCTACTGTACTAATTCTTCAGTACGATGAAGAAAAGAAACGGTATCAAGCTGATTTAAGTTTTAAGATGGCAGCGACACGAGAAGAAGTTCAAAATAAAATAGATGAAATAATAATGAGTGGATTTTAACATCTACTATACTTATCGATAGAAAGGAGTTACGTTTATGAAATGGATTTGGAGAAAAATTATGGCTTTTGGAAACATATTTAAAGATGATAACGACATCAATGAAAAAAATGTAATTGGGTTTATGTCATTCGCAGTAATGACTATATTCGCAATTGTAGATTTAACAACAGGATATTTCGGAAAAGATTTAGTAATCAATGAGTTTATATACAATTCATTTGTATGGATTACATTAGGATGTTTCGGAATCGCTGGTATAGAGAAATTCGCAAAAAACTAAATAAAAATAACTTACTTAATAACAATGTTAAACATAGCGGAAGAAAAGATGATTTTACTTAAAAATACCTACCTAATAGGGGGAATGGGGATAACATCTCTATGTGCTTTCTTAGGAAGTTACCTTATGGATTTGACAATGGGTAATGCAGAACAATATATGGCAGTGATGTTAGTATTATTGTTAGATGGATTCTTCGGAGTAATCGCAGGGATGAAAAGAGAGGGTTTCAAGACCTATAAAGCTCTCAAAGTTTTGAAAAATATGTTTGCGTGGGTGGTAATCCTCACCGTTATATTATCAATCGAATTAGGATTTAAGGGTACATCTTGGTTATCCGAAACAATTATAGCACCATTTATGGTATTTCAAATGATATCAGCACTCAAAAATGCATCAATGGCTGGATTCATTAAGAACGAACTTCTAAACGAAATCTTAGATAGAATCGACTCTCACAAAGGAAAACGTAGTAAATAACCTTTATTCCAAATAATTACATATTTATAACCGTATGAACAATATAAGAGAATATGGTTGGAAAGATTGGATTTCAAATCCTCAGAACAAATCTTTATATGAAAAAGATATGAATGAAGGATTACGTCAATTCAAAATTGAACAACAGAGAAGAAACAAATTAGTCCAAGTGGCTAGTTTTAACCAAAGAGGATATTAATGGAAAAGATAGATAAGTTAATTAATCTTCTTGAAAAGAAATATGGGAGTAAAACCATAACTGAAGGAAGTAAATTAAAAGTTAAAGATATAGTACATCAAGAGATAGGAAGGGTCATAGAGTCCCTTAAAGAAGTTGATGATTCTGATAATCCGATGACATTCAAATCACTTGAAAAGGTGATGAACAAAAAATGAGTGTTGATGGTTGGATTCGTTTGGAAACAAGTCTTTTTGGAAGTTGTTTAACATTTAATATTATTTCAATGGTGTAGGACA